CAGTCATGGGCTGTGATGGTCCGAAGCGGGGCCATTGGTGTAGTGTCCGGTCACAGGTTTTTCGACATGGTCCCTACGTCAACCTTGAGCAGTTCATGGAGGAGGTCGAGAGACGGGCGTCATGCATAAGATTCCCGCATTCAAGAAACAACGCAGAGGCTGGTTATTATGCCATGCAGGAACTCGCCAGAGAAATTATGGAGGGGAAAGCATGAAGATTAGATCCAGAGTTTTGACATATGAGAACGGAGAGACAACCGTTCATGAAGTTATAATAACTGAACAATCAATGGCAAGGCTTGCTGAAGAAATCGCAAGAGAGCGATACGGAGCACTGCATTTCGAGTGCATCACACTAGAGCCAGACCTAACTGTGAATTTACCATGAAAACAAAACACTGCGGAGGGTGCGGACAGGTAAAGCCAGATGATCAGTTTGCCAGCAACAAGCTGGCACCAGACGGTAGACAATACCACTGCAAATCCTGTAAAAACGAACACAGCAAAATCAGAAAGGCATCGATCAAAGATGGATCATGGCATCCAGTGCGAAGATCAAAACAGTAAAAACAGAAAAGGACAATTTACATCGTTAATCAAACAGACTCAAGGGCTTGCAATGATTTCCGCCAGAAATTGTTGCAGGTCTTTTCTTTAAAGAAGGGCAAGTCAAGAAATGTCTATGAAATTTTAGACACCTGTGATAAGAGTATGTCAAGGTTTTAAAGTGGAAGATCCAGAACCAATCGAGCATGAATATCAAATCGGGATTGATATTTCTTTGGCTCATGCAAAAGAGATTTCGGATGCATGTGATCGGTTCTTTGACTCCAGAAATATGCCAAGGGGCAAGGATCTTTTCTCAAAAACTAACCACAGCTTTTTTATCGCCAAAAAACCGAGCAAAGGAATCAAGGATTGATCAATGGCTTATCTCAACAAACCAATGAAATTTGAAGAGGCAATCAAACGCCTCAAAGCACGCAAGGAAATCGGAAGCAGATTGACTTCAAAACAATGGGCTGACGTTTCAGCTTCTATTCGGGATCGGGCCTTCTTTTCATCCAGGGTGGCTTCGGCTCGTTTCCTTCAAGCAGCAAAAAGGGCGATTGATGATTTCCTAACAGCCCAAAGGGAGGAAGTGATCACGCCAACAGGTGAGAGAACCACAGCCCTGAAGACCGGAAGCCGAGGTGATTTCATCAACATGATGCAGGAGGTCACAGAACGTGAGGGCATGGGCAATCCGCTTCCACAAGGCATGGGCAAGGCTGATCAAAGCATGATCACTCAGATGATGGACGTTAGCTCTGCCAGAAGGCTTGGGTTGATCTTTGAGACAAATCTGAGATCCGCTTATGGGTATGGAAACTTTCAGGCATCAGTTGATCCTGATGTGACAGAGACTTTCCCAGCTTGGAGATTTGTCAGGATTGCAAACGTCAAAGAGCCTCGACCGCTGCACAAGAAAAACGAAGGGGTGGTCCGCAGAAAAGACGACACCAAGTTCTGGCTCGAAATGAACAAAAAGGAAATCGGTGGCCTGGGTGTTCCGCATGGCCCCTGGGGATTCAACTCACAGATGGATGTGCAGGAGGTTGACAGGGAAGAGGCGGTGGCATTAGGCTTAATCAAACCGAAGGAACGGATCCGAGATCCGAAATCAGAATTTAACAAAGCCCTGTCTGTTGATGGTTCACGAATGGACAAGGGAATCTTCGGTAAACTCAAGAAAGCATTAGGAATCAAAACAAACCAGAAAGGTTGGGAACTCAAATGGGCCAAATAAAACTCGAAAAACCAGAAGACGTGTTGCAAGAATTTGAAGAAATCAGTGAAAACCCTTTGTTCAATTTGTGGATTGCACAAAACAGGAGAAAACCTACTTTTTTCACATCAAGTGTTGGGGAATTCAGGATGACAAAAAACGAATTCTTTAAGCTCATGACAAATATGGGGAAATTGTTTGGGGCATGTCTCATGTGTGTTAATGAAATCGAAAACCAAAACCTTTTTATCTTCAAAATATGAGCGATATAATGACTATTGAAGAATTGGCTGCATATTTGCAAATTGGAAAAAAAACCATTTGGACGCATTACACCAAAGGTGACATGCCGGTGGTTCGATTAGGTGGCAAGATTCGTTTTCTGAAAAGCAGTATTGATAAGTGGATCGAATCGAAGGAGGTTGTTTTAAATGAGAACTCAAATGGGCAAAGTGAATAAATATCGCATCATTTTCGATGGTGTTTACTACAAAGTTGAAAAACAGGTCAATTTGCCATTTACGTTTGGGCTGTTGAAATCTTGGGTTGAATGTCCTTATGTCGTTATGCATGAAGGTAAAATGTGGGCATTCCCGAAAATATCTTCGCTTGATCTTGCTTGCAGGATCTTAAACCAAAACGTGAATGATCAAGAAAATGAGCTTCACGTGACAATCAGAAAAAGGGCATTTGCATAGATGAAAAAACTAGAAGATCCACAAGTCTATTGTTCACACACTGAAATGCGTGATCCTGCCTCATTGGTAGAGCATCCACGGAATTATAACACTCACCCAGCAGAGCAGATCCGTTTGCTTGCAAAGATCATCAAGCATCAAGGGTGGCGAAATCCGATCACCGTTTCCAAGAGGTCAGGCTATGTCGTCAAAGGTCACGGCAGGCTGGCTGCTGCCTTGCAGTTGGGATGCTCTGAGGTTCCCGTTGATGTGCAGGAATACAAGGACGAGGCATCAGAGTATGCCGACATGATTGCTGATAATCGTATCGCAGAGCTTGCCGAAGCTGATCAGGATGCTCTGAAAGGATTGCTCACAGACGATGTGTTTGAAGGGTTTGATCTGGATCTGACTGGGTTTGAAAACACTGATTTCTTGAATGATGATTTCAGTCCAGGCACTGAAGATGATCAAGGAAAGCTGGATGAACTTGATCCAGTGTTAGTAAAGTGTCCAAAGTGCAGTGAAGTTTTCAATCAAAGAGATCATGGAGCGTGACTTAAAAATTGATTGGGCAACTTACGAAGCAGCAAAATACGCATGTGAAAATTGGCATTACAGCAAATGTTTGCCGACAGGTAAACTTGTTAAGGTTGCTGTATGGGAGAAAGGAAAATTTATCGGGGTTGTTTTGTTCGGAAGAGGTGCATTACGCTTCTTAGGTAAAAAGTTTAATTTAGGGCAAGACGAGATTTGTGAGCTTGTAAGGGTTGCTTTAAAAAAACATAAAACTCAAGTGAGTAAAATAATTGCAATTGCATTGAAGTTTTTAAAAAGACGGAATAAAGGTTTGAAATTGATCGTTTCATTTGCTGACAGCAACCAAGGGCATCATGGGGGAATATATCAAGCCGGCAATTGGATTTATTCAGGAAAATCAGATAAAACAACAGAAGTTTTTTTGAATGGCAAATGGACTCACTGGCGTGGGGCTTTTTATAAAATGAATGATAAAAGCCAAACAAGAATAACAGAAGGCAAACACCGCTATTTAATGCCACTTGACAAAAAGATCAGACAAACAATAATTAAACTTTCAAAACCTTATCCAAAACGCGTACAAAACATTGATAGTGATGTATCATCTTGCCAAGATGAAAAAGGCAGTGCAAATCTGACCTGTGCGCTCCATATTTCTTGAACATGAAAATCAAAGATCGAAAAATCAAGATCAGCAGTGAACGCAAACGGGGAAGACAGGCTTTTGAAATGCCGATTGACGCGGCCGAGTCGTTCGGCAAGATGGGATTCACGCAGAAGGATATTGCTGACTTTCTTCGTGTTAATGTGAAAACGATAAACAGGGAATTCACTAAGGAAAATTCTGAATTCCGAGAGCTTTATAACAAGGGCAGAGCAGCAACTGCAAGAAGCCTGAGAATGAAACTTCTGCAAAGGGCGATCCATGATGACCGTGATCAGCTATTGATCTTCGCCTTAAAAAACTTTTGCGGGATGTCTGACAAGATGGAACTTGATAACAACGGTGAAATCCATGTGCATGTCACGATGGACGGAAAGCCGATCAAGGAACCTGCATGGCTCAAGAATTAGATCAAGGGATCAATCTTCAAAAGCCACACACAGGGCAGCAACGGATTCTCGATGCTGCCCTTCGTTTTAATGTTCTGCAATGTGGTCGTCGATTCGGCAAAACCACGATGGGACTGCACATCCTGCGTATGGCTGGGATCATGGGGAAAACCTATGGTTGGTTTGCCCCTACTTACAAATCAATGTCTGAGCAATGGAACGATATTGAAGCATCATTTGCACCGTTGATCCGAAAGACAGACAAGCAGAACAGGGAGATTTATTTGATCAATGGAGGCAGGTTTGATTTCTGGTCGCTTGAAAAGCCTGACGCTGGTCGTGGTCGCAAATATCACGGGATCATTATTGACGAGGCTTCAGTAGTCAGGGATTTAAAATCGAGATGGGAGCAGGACATCAGGCCAACGCTGACGGATTACAAAGGCAGGGCATGGGTGCTTGGAACACCGAAGGGGCAGAACTATTTCCACCAGTTATTTCTTAAAGGGCAGCGTGGTGATAGGGATTGGAAATCCTGGAGGCTTGGCACAATCGACAATCCAACGATTCCGGATCTGGAACAGGAATTGATAGATGCTCAAAAGGATCTGCCAGATGCGGTTTACAAGCAGGAGTATCTTGGAGTTCCTGCCGATGATGGAGGCAATCCATTTGGAGTTGATGCAATCAGGGCATGCTTTGGTGAACGAAGCCATAAACCTGCGATATGGTTTGGTTGGGATCTTGCGAAAAGCCATGACTGGACTTGGGGTGTCGGACTCGATGAAGACGGTTGCCAAGTGTTCAATGGCAGGTTTCAGAAGTCATGGGGAGAGACAAAACAGAGTATCATTGAGATGACGGAATGGAATCCAGCCTTGATTGATTCCACGGGTGTAGGTGATCCGATTGTGGAGGATCTGATCATGGAGGGATCAAACTTTGAG